CGTATCGTTACCGTTCCATCCAATCTGCCCAGCCGTCAAAGTTGTGGCATAAGTGGTGTCAAACGCAATGGTATCAACCGTGGAAATAGCCCCCGATAAGCCTGAGATATTGACAATAGGCTCAGATATTGAGCCACTTGCGTCTAAATATACAGCCTTACCTGCGGGGTAATCGCACCAAATGGTCTTTTGCCCAGCACTAAATGTAACTACGCTACCGCTATTGCTAGACGCTAGAATGGTGTCACGAGATAGCGTAGATGGGGCGGTATAAGTACCAATACCCACTTCCCATTCTGAGCCACCATCAAGGTAAATCGCATAGTAAGTCGTATTGCCTGTGCCAATTTGACCAAACGAATCATAGCCCGTGACTGCCCCCGCAAGGCTAAACGAGCCTGTGCCAGTCGTGGTCGTTGTTTCTTTGACCCTATCCTTGAGGACTAAAGCCATAATTTATCCTTACTGGTTGCTTCGAATGATAGTACCTGCGGAGATGCTGACAACCTGACCTGTGGCAATACTTGTATTGTTTAGCACCAAATCAGCATCGCTTGTGGCTACCGAGCCATCCATGACTACGGTTGTGCCATCGGATTGAGTAATACGGAAGAATGACGCAGTTCCAGTTGCTACAGCCGTGCCGTTGGTTACAGTCGATAGGGTAATCGTACCGTTGCTATCCGTACCAAATGAGCCAGTTACTGTAAGGGTAACCAGTAGGGTTTGCCCTGATATGGCGGTATTGGCGTTAGCGGGTTGGCTACCAGCATAAATGTTAATGAGCGCACCTGACCCAGCGTAGGTAATTAAACCAACCTGTTGGGCGTTACGAGTACCGTTGGAATATTTAAGATTGGATGGCATTATTGAACTCCTATGATTTTGCCGTTCTCATCACGAACAACTTGTTTGGGTTGGTTAAGTCTTTCAATTAAAGCACCTAAAGTAGCCGTCATTTCTTGGTTACCTTGGGCAATAGCGTTGGCTATTGGGGCTAACGGATGTTCTTGAGCCTTTAGCATATCCTCATCCATGGTGTATTCCTCGGCAATTCCCTCACCGCTATCTACGCCAGCCGAAATACGGGCGGTTTCAATCTTAGCCCCATTATTAATGTAAGCTAATAAGAGTTGGGTATTGCGCTCAGTCATCATCTTCATTTGAGCCAGCTTCATCTCCATCTCACGGTCTTGAGCGTTACGCTGTTCTTCCAGTTGGAATTTAAGCTGATTCTCCTGTGCCTGATACTCCTGTTTAGCCTTTTCCAATTCCATCTCGGCAGCCATTTCTTGTTGTTTAAGTTGGGCAGCCATCTGTAATTCTTGCATCTTGGCTTGGGTTTGAGCCTGAATCTTTTGCACTTCAGGTGGTGGTTCTTTAGGCTGACCCGCCAACGCTTTAGCTTGATTTCTAAATTGGTCGGCAGTTTCATCAATAAGCCCTTCCATACCTTTTCCAGCCTTAAATGCGGTCACACCAAACTTTAACATTTCCATCAGTAGTGGGGTCAATTCAGGTGCTTGGGTGGCTACTGGTAAGGCTTGGTTCATAAACTGGCTAACTGCGGTCAAGAACTCTACACGGTCAGCTTTTTCTTGTTGCTCGTCTTGGTAAATCATTGAATCGCTAGTGACTTCAATACGGAAGTTCTTAGCGGGTTCATCTTTAAGCAGTTGTAGGGCTTGTGGCACTAACTGTTGGTCTTGTGGGCTAAGTTGCATTGCACCACTAATCTTGACAATCGTATCCTCAGTAAAGTGCTTGCAAATAATCTGCGCCTTAATCTTTAAGAGTTCGGTAGCAAAGTCCACGACTGCGTGTTGTAGGTATTTAAGCCTACCCGCAGCGTTATTGGACTTAATAATCTGTGCGCCAAGCGTTTCATTGGGGTCGGTTTGACCACGCTGAATGTCGGCAATACCCATAATCTCGTAGATTTGGCCCTTGACTTGCTCCATTGCCTGATAAGCCATCTGTAAGGCTTGGGCAAACGGGGCTAGGTCAACAAGGTCAATCGCACCACGCATACCCTGTTTCTCGGCAAAGGCTTGCCAATTCTTGACTGGAATCAATGTATTGTTCTCGCCTTCAGAGAATAGACGAGCTAGGCTAGATTCGGAAGCATCGTACACACCACGCACTTTTAAGGCGTTTACAAGCCCATCAATGCGGTCTGCAAGGGTATCTAACTGTTTGGCTTGGTCTTGATATAGAACAAAGTCAGGCACAGGCTCAAGGTTGTCTGTCGTGAGCGTTGCATACAACGGTTTAGGGCATGGGAAAAATCCCTCTAGTTGTAATGGGTCATCTTTTTCATCAAGAATCTCACCCATTGACTTGCTAATCCAAAAGACTTTACCTTGCTCTTTATCCCAAATTTCGTATATACAAGCTTGATAATGTTCGGCAACCATTTGTTTGGTAGCCCATTTATCAGATTCAGGTTTTGTATCTAGCGGAATACGCCCACCAACTTCTTCGCCAAAGCGGTCAATCAAGGCTTGGCGGCTCATATAGACTTTACGCCATACCGCAGTTACTTCTTCCCAAGTACGAGCAACAGTATGACCAAAGTCACGCCAATGAACATAGTCCACAGGGGCGCACTCATATTCAATGCGTTCTTGCGATTCCAATAGTTCAGCGTTTTCCGTTTCGGCTTCATCGGCATCCTCTGTAATCTGTATTCCGTTGCCAACATCCTGACCAGCTAACCCTGTGTTTAGGTCGTTTTGCTCTGCAACAATGTGTGGTTCATACCGTACCCATGCCGTGCCACGCCCACCCAATAAGCGGTCAAGCACCGCATTATCCATAGCGGAGCGATAGTCGGTATAGTGTTCAATCTCATATTCCAACGCCCGTTCAAGCATCATTGACGCTACACGCCCAATGGGGTCGTTGTCACGGAATCTACGGCTTACATCAGGGCGGGGAAGTCTAGCAAAGATAGCAGGCTTGATAACCTGAACATTTGACCAAAGGATATTAAAACGAGCATTAGGGTTATTACGGGTGCGGCTGTCATCACGGTAACGCTTAATAATACGGGGTACTCGTGCTTCCCATTCCCTAAATGATTTGTCATACTGGGCGATGGTGTTATACCAATCCTCGTAAGTCTTATTTAGCGTATCGTTCATACCTAATACCTTTGATATTTAGTTGTTGGTGCGCTTTTCCACATTTCCTCAAGGGTCACATCAGTCTGTCCGACAAATATGCCTTTAATCGGCTGATTTTGTCTTTCAATTTCTGTTTCATCTCGCCAAGCAATAGAAAGCATCCTAAAAGCATCCGCTCCATGACTAGTCCAATCATGTCTAGGCTTATCTCGAAATACTTTCTTATCCTCATCGTATTCCCTTTGGTACTGTCGCAAGCACTCAATACCGTCTTGACATTTAAAGGCATCAAACCAAGTTCTAGCTAGTGCCATCCTTGTAGCTTGAATACCGTCTTGTAATGACAGATTTGGAACAATTTTAAACAAATTTCCGCTTTTTAGGGGTAATTTATCCATTAATTGTTCAATAATTGACTTGCCGCCACTTGCTAGTGTCTTTGCCCTAGCGTCATGGGGTAGCCAATGTGTACCATATTCATAGGGTCGTTCTTTAATTTGATTGGCATAATAAATGATGGGTTGCCCATGCGCTTCGTGGTAATCCAATACCCGAATCTCGCCATGTACCACCTGAAACCACCATATAGCCGTAGCATCGTTATAGCCCAAATCCCATGCTGTATGTACAGGAAACATGGGGTCGCACTCGACTTTGGTAATACGCCCAGCATCGGTCAACAGGCGCATCTCCGTGCCGTATATAGCACCCAGTATGGCAGCTTCGAATGAACACTCAAACTCTTGCTGAAACTGGTCTATGCTCATGGATTTAAGGGCATCATCTAATTCAGCTTGTGGCAGTATCTTGGTTTTACTAGCCCGTAAGACGGTGCTATACCACTCATCCTTGTTTATCGTAGCGTATTGGTATATGTCGTAAAAGGTGTTGTGGCCCTTTGGTGTACCGATAAAAGTAGCCCACCCTTGCCTATCAGCCAATAGGGGTCGGATGACCTCGCCCCATATCTTTGGCTTCATGTCGGCATATTCGTCAAGCACTACGCCATCTAGGTATAAACCCCTAAGTGCGTCAGGATTGTCTGCACCAAACAAACGAATTCTAGCCCCGTTGAATAGTTCGACCCACAGTTCAGAGATATTGTGCTTAACCCGTGCAGGCTCACTAAACTGCATAAGGTAATCAAAAGCAATAGACTTAGCTTGGGCATAGTACGGGGCAATATACGCATATCGGGCATTTTCCTTAGTTTCGGTCAAGGCTCGCCAAAGAATGTCGTTAATACAGGCTACAGTCTTGCCAGCCCTTCGGTGAGCAATAATAACAGCCCAGCGTTGGGTTCTATCGTGGAAGTCTAGGAATACATCTCTAGGCTTATACAGTTCAATATTGAGGTCTGTATATTCAACTACTTCATCCATAAATACGAGCCTTTGCAACCTCAAAATAATTTGGGTCTTGCTCAATACCTATAAAGTTACGACCTAAGTTTTTGCAAGCTACACCAGTTGTGCCTGAACCCATGCAATTATCAAGCACG